TTCAATATATGTATTTGTTGCATCACTATAAATGCGACCTTGTGATGCTCCGCCAGCAACTGCTGTTGTATCATTTAAATTATAAAATGTGTTAGTTACACTTCTTTTTGCTGATGCCGCTGACCTAAACCGCAATTCACTATTAAAATCTGATATTACATATGTTGTAAAAGAGAACTCTCCCATTTCAATCATAGTAAGCGTACCAAGAGCTGTTGATACTATAAACTGCTGTAACCCATTCTCATTATTATTTTTATAAGTTACATTTAATCCTGAACCTGAAATGGTGCTTGGTGTTGATGTTGCTCTAATATTATAACTGGAAACCGTAAGGGTTGATGTGCTTGGAATATATGTAAGCGGTGTTGTAGTATTATCAATATAGAGGACGTTACTTGTAGCGCTAGTTGTTTTTGAATATGGAATATAATATGATCCACCAGCATTATCGCCAGTTAATGCAACTGTTATTGCGGCACCTGCGACACTGTCAACATAAGTTTTATTTGTAAGCTGATTTGCGGTTGTTGGAACAACTGATGACTCTGGAAGGGTTGTAAATGTTTTTATCCCTGCGATACTTTGTACGCCAGTTGTTTTTACTGTAGTATTCATTTGCGTTTGAATATTATCTGTAAGTCCATCTAAATAACCTATCTCCTCGTCACTGATAGATATGGGACCCGCTACTGTTATCCCTCCCACATTTTGAAGAATAACATTATTAAAGTTTGTATTTTTTGTTATCTCTATCGCGGTTGATTGTAGCGTTAAAACGTCATCAAATCCAACCGTAAATGATATTTGACCCAATGAAGCAGCGACATTAATATTATTTGTATCTCCATTTGTAATATTACTTGTTTGTAAATCGCCATTTACTCGCAAGTTGTTTCCGAATGTGGTTTTAGTTGTGAGTGCGCTATAAGACTGGTCGGTTGTCTTTACTTTCAATGCGGTAATGTCTGCTGTATTCGTTGAGACTTGGGTTCCAACATCAACACCATCTACAATTAAATTATTGGTTATAATATCATCTGCGACCACATTTGAAAGTCCTGAAATAGTTGGCACATTTGCGAGCTTATTATTATATCCACTAAACATGTTATATTATATAAACATTTTATTTAAACAATTTAAAAATAAAATATTAAATTTCCACCTTTAAAAGGTGGAGCCAATTAAAAAATAATAGCTAGTAAAAGGATATAACAATATTTAATAATAAGAGCAGTTATAACGCTCTTAACTTGCTCTGTGAGAAGGTCTGTAAATTTGGAGAAATCTTCTCCAACAAAAAAAAACCAATTGATTTAATTTTATTTTTATTTCGTCTCAAAAAAGATGATTTAATAATTTTATCAAACACAAGATCAATCACCATTTCAACAACTTCACTTTTATTATGAAAAAAATCTTTACAAACTTCAATTACTACATCTTTCTTAAACTGCCCTTTCTGTCTACTAGTAAACAGATCTTCTACAATTTGACAACAAAATAAAATAACAGAATGATTTAACTCAAGTTCCTCAGCACTAAATATTTTCAATGCTTTTTTTAATTCATTCACAGCTTCTTGCTTTAACTTTAAATATTTCAATTCCTTTTTCTTATCTTTGTATCCTTTAACAGAATTAAGATTTAAATTAGTTTCAGTAAATTCAATTACATCGAGTGATACAGCATCATCACTTTTTTCGTCCTCATTTACAAGCAAAGAGATCGAATTAGAATTCATGGCATCTTTTCTTTTAATAACAGGTTCAGCCATTTTATAATATATTATAATATTTTAATTTTATTATATAATAATATATAAATGAACGATCTAGTATCACTACCAAAAGCTAGTTTTTCTTTAAAATATAATGACATAAGCACAAGTGATACCTTTGCGAATTATCCAGTTACAAATAATGTAGGAACTATAAATGCTACTAGAACACAAGCGACTTGGTATTCTTTAAATCTAGAAAATATTTTGGGTGACTTGTATAATCAATATGATTTATTTACAATAAGATTAAATACAATTTCATATCAACAACAAGCAGCATTCGGTGTAGCCGCATTTGATAGACTTGTTTATTTTTCAGTATCAGGGCTTCCTTGGTATAATAATAATTATTCCATTACAAGAAAAACACTAGTTAATTCAGCTGTGATTGGAACAAACAATTTCATTCAAAACGTATGTGATACATTAAGCTTTGAAAATTCTTATGTAGCTACTTTTAGAAAACAAAAAACAACTGACATAACAATTCAATTACTTTGTTTAGATGGAACTAGTCCAGCTATGAATGCGGCTACTCAATTTCCAAGAATAAGTTGGTTCTTTGACATATTCGGCGTTGAATGAACTTAAAGATAAATTAATTATTTATATAATGATTTATGAAATAGTTTGTAATTTAACAGGAGAAAGATACATCGGTTCTACACTTAATTTAGTAGATAAAAGAATTAAAGAACATATATGGGATAGAAATAAAAAAAAAGTATGTGCTTCACAAATTATAATTAATAGAAATAATTATAATTATTCTATTCTAGAAAAAACAGATATTATTTCTAGAAAAGAATTAACAAATCTAGAACAAAAATGGATTGATAAATTACCAAATATAAATAAAAATAATGCTTATTTAACTGATGATGATAAAAAGAATTATAAAAAAATATGGTACGAAAATAATAAAGAAAAAATATTAAATAAAAGTAAAACTTATTATGAAAATAACAAAGATAGAATTAAAGCATATCAAAAAGACTATAAAATAAAAAATAAATAAAATAATATCATAATATATAAATGTCATTAAAAGTAGCACAACTAACAGCATATTTTGCGACGACAGATAGTAATTATGTAAATATAAATATGAGAGCAGTTCTAGGTGAAGAAAATTTTAAACTAGGACAGAAATATAATTTAGTTTTAAAAGGACAAATGAACGATATAGGAATACTTACGGTAGCTCAACAAGCTGACCGTTTTATTGTTTCTAGTAATATGATGCGATTCCAAAATTATGAAACAGCGGTTGATAAAACAGCAGCTACATTTGGTTTAAATCAAATGGTTTCCTATGCTACATATCCAATGTATTATTATGATACTGTAACATGTAATAGTCAGCCACTATCAAATAGCGCTTTTCACACCTTTATTTTAGAAGCTGAAATGGGTTTTTTTAAAATTCAAGCACAGAATCAAACCAATAATACAACGAGCACCGTAGTATATCCAAATTATCTTTTGATATTTGATATTTACCGTTGCGTCTAAATTTTTTTATTTGCTTCATAATAAGTATCTCAAAATATATATTAATAAAAATAAATTTATAATTTTTATTAATTAATGTTTAACATATTGTAAAGCTTCCATTTTACTGGTTCCCATAGCTGCAGCAGTATCATTAAGATCTTGTAAATTAATATCACCAAATTTATGTGTAAGATAAATATGTCTTAAAATACTAGTAGATATATTTTGATTAAAAATTTCATTAAGACGATGAGCAATTTGAGGAGATGTTAAGCCCTTTAATTTTGTGTCAAATAAAACAAAATCACTAGGATTAATTTTAAACCATTTATTAAGAATAAGCTTAAGATTTTTTGGTATATCAACTTTTACCTTACCATATATCTTAACAGTTTTATAACTATTAAATACAAATTGACTATTTTTAATATCAACATAATTATCTTTATCCTCATCATAATTTTTCCATTTCATATTCCAATCAGCACTGCGTCTAGGAGCAATAAATAAACCACTTGTAAGAGAGACTAAAATCCATTTTTGTATTTCATTTATTTCAGTTGATGATAAATTATTTTTAGATAGATAAAGTTTAGCGTGAGCCTCAAGATTTTTATAAATATTATCAACCTGATCCATACTTATCATATTTTCTATTTGCTTTTCATTTTTTTCTTGTTTGAGCATTTGAGTTTTTAAAACTTTATTATCATTCATCATAGGCTCATAATATTTTTTATTATCAGTTAAGACAACAAGAGCTGCAAGTTTTGTCTTTCGTGTATTAATAGGTTCATCAACAAGACAAGATAAAATATGATCAACATTATTAAATTTATCCATAGTCATTTCTTCATCTTTATCATATGCTCTACGCCAAATGTTATTCAATACGCTCTTATAAGTTTTAATTGAGTTATCAGTTAGATGAGTTCTTTTTTCCCTTAATATTTTGGATAAATCCATTATACTATCAACAGAGATTTTATTTTGAGTATTGTCTTTAAATAGTTTAACTATATATTGACATTAACAAGACTAAATTATAAGTATTTAAAGACAATGATGATATAATATGATATGTTTAAACAGAAATTGACAGATTATGTAGCATATAATGTATATAGATAACAATAAACCGCGGTTTATTGTCATTATGTTATTGTATAAACCATATTATATGTCAATTTACCGATAAATAAGCATTTATATAGCATAAACTATCAAAGTTAGTTAAACAATAGATCTAAAAGTTACCATAATATTTTATTCGCATAATATCCAGGTGATCCAATTTTTGATAAATCATTTTCATGTCTTAATTTATATAAGTATCGCCTCTCATCAGCAAATGCTTTACCTTGTTCTTTAATATAATTTGGATAATCTTTGTAACCGAGTTGCCCGATAGAACTAACAAGTTTATTATTTTTAAATACATCTATCTTCTTATCTTTTTTTGTAGACGATTTTATTTTAACGCCAAGTTTTTTGGCTTGTTGGAAAGAGTAAGGTAATATTTTATAATCCATATAATAAACTTTTATTATTATTTTAAATACAATTGCTTAATATCTAATGCTTGCTTGCCCATTTTCGCAAATGATCACAGCGTGATGGAGGCAGTAGTAGTCAAAGCGCACAGCAGGGGTTGTGGCATTGGCATTAAAAATCATGTTGTGGTAGATGTCCTCAGTAGAAGTGTTGCGTCCAGAAAACATTTGGTCTTGGTTGGCACTGGGGAAGCTCACGAGTTCTTGTCCAATGCCGAAAGCGCCAGAAATAGATTGTAAGTTACCAGCATATGTATTTGCCGTCTCAGTAGAAGCAACTGGAACAGTTAATGTATCATAGGTATATAAAGATATAAGAGGGTTGTAGTCCAAATCATAAGTGCTACCAAGAGCAGTGCAGTAATAGTTGAACATAGTTTGATGGTCTGCGCCACCAGTAGATGAACTACCAGGATGTTTAGTTGGGAGAGACTCCGATCCAAATTGAAACCAGTATTCATTTATATTGTAATGAAATGAACCGTAAGCATCAAATGTGATAGCGCCTGCTGAATGCTGGCGAATAGTATTTATAATAGCTTGAACCGAGCTATACTTGAAAGGAACTGGGCAAGAGACATTAGTAGAGGCGTTCAACAAACTGGCATTGTAAACTAAGTTGGCATATCTATTAACAGCCATTGTTAAAGGAGCACCAGCAGTAGAGGCTTGAATTACTCCAAGAGCTTGATCGCTTAATTCAATAAAAGATCCAATAATTTCTACATTGGATAGAGCAAAAGATGCCATAGCAGTAATAGAAACAAAAGGAATGAGAGCAGAATTAACTAGCTGAACCTCAAGACGAATAGGGGCAGAGGTCATCGCAAATAGGGGCATATATTTATCACTTAAAGAGCCAAGGATAGAAACAAGGGGGATACAGAAAGTTCTGCTGGCAGTAACACCAGCTCCAGCCAAACCAGCTGCAGCACCGTAAGTAGGGTTTGAGATACGCATACCTCTCAAACCATTAACTGAGTAAATAGGAGAAGCAGAGGCACCAGCACCTGAACCAGTCACAAGAACAGCGCAACTTTCCTCAAAGCCTTCTACGACTGATCCCTTGTAGCTGATGTTATCAGCGGATCGCTGATGGGTGCATAACTGAGCCACCAAGTTACCATAGTTATCGATGTCTTCCAATAATGTCGATCCGTGAAACACTCTTAAACGCTGGATAAAACCGTGAGCCCCTGCCTTGGATAGACGAACCCAATCTTGAGCAATAGCACCGTTTGTAGCAGTCATAGAAAATTTCAAATATGTATCGTGAGGGGATAACACGGTGTTTCTATTACAAGGGATGTTGAAAATCATGACATCATTTGCGGAGTAAGTTTGAGCACCTTGAGGCTGAATGTTAGATGTATATGGTCTGGCGCCCATAGCATCAACCTTGTTTTGATATAGCAAGTTCTTTGGTAGAGACATTATAATATAACATTACAAAATAATTTTATATTATAAAAAATAATTAATATAATTTGGATTTGGTTTATTATATATTTCTTCTACATATTCATCCTCTTCCTCCTCAATCTTTTGTTTCACTGGTTTTACTGGTTTCACTGGTTTCACTGGTTTTGATTTTTTTTCAGCCTTTACTTTTTTTGTTCTCTTAATGATTACAATCTCTTCACTTGATGAACTATCGCATTCATCATCATCATCGCTAGAACTGATCTCTGGCTCAACTATCTTTTTAACTTGAGGCAATTTTTCTTTTTTTATTTTCTCTTCCTTAATTAATGGCTCCGCCTTTATTTTTGATACTTGTTGTTTCTTACCTCGCTGTCGGGGTGGTATTCTTACTGCTATATCGTCCTCATCAAGTTCACCTTCGCCGGCATCCTCATCTATTATAAATTGTAGTTGTTGTTGTAGATCCATTTTTTTTGCTAGAGTTTCTTTTTTTATATTTGGCTTTACATATCCTTCTTTCTCCAAAAGATCTCGTTTTGCCTGTATAATTTTCTCTTCTTTTTTCTTTGCTATATTTTCTGCTCGCTTCTCCGCCATCTTTTTAAAATTCTCCATTTGCTTTTCACTCGGTGGTGGTCTCGGCTTCTTTGGTTTTAAAAGCGGTGATTTGTCGTTTTTGTCGATTTCGTTATTGTCTGCCATTTCTATATGGCTAGATAAAAAGATTGATGATTTATATTATGATCTGTAATATAAATTATCAAGTATGGTTAAACTCCATCTTTAAAAGGTGGATTTAAGCCTCCTTAAATGTTTGTAAAACTTTTTTGATTTGTTGTTTTACTTTTAAGGCTGGATTTTGAATTGATGACGCTAGAATGCTTGGTCTCATTGGTCGTGTCAAATTCATTAAACTGCTTTGCTTAATTAACACTGGTTTCATTATAACATACTACTATATTATATTTTTTTCAATTAAGCAGTTCTTTAATTAAATGACCTTTGGTTTAATTAAATGACCTTTGGTAATTTGTTATCTATTACAAATCTTCTCATTTTTTCTATTGCTACTGCTTCTATTTCTTTATGGGCTTCTAATTCTTCTTGACTATCATTATCATAAGCATCAAACCCTGATTGCTTTAAAAAATATTTCTCTAGATCAGTTCTCTCTGTTGCTTTTCTAAACATATAATCATAATATTCAGGTCTCATTATCTTTTCATTTTTTTTTAAATCAAATTCAAGCATTTGATCCTCACCATAAATTAGTTTGTTCCAATCAATTTCGTTTTGTGTTTCATCCTCTCCATACAACATCATACTCCAATCAAATTTAAAATTATCAATGGGCAAATAGTGTCGCACTGGTTCATATGGCACTGGCTCTGTATCTAGTTCGCTTAAGCCATGTTCAAAACTGTTAGTTCGCTCCATTTAAAATATGTATATATAATATATTTATGAATACAACTAAAAATACATGTAACCTTTACCTTAATTCAAAACAAGCTATTACAAAAATAAATAACAGCACAAGCAACTGTATTTTTGACTTCAACAATCTCCCGATTGATGATGGTGATATCTATGTATCCGTGCAAACAGCCCAGATCCCTGGCACCTTTTACAATATAGATGATATTAATAATTTGTTAGTTTATAGCGTTGGAGCTGGACCAAATATCAATCTTGTTATTCCTCCAAGTAATTATAATGTAAATACACTTATGACTTATCTTATGAGTGTCATGACTGGATTTACAATTACATATAATACAGCAAATAATTTATATACTTTTACACATTCAAGTCAATCATTTTCATTTAAAAGTAGTAGCACCTGTTTTGAATTGCTTGGCTTTCGTGATGGATCACAATACAACAGTAGTGGTTTAAATTTAATAAGCACCATCAGTGTTAATTTTTTTACAATAAGAAATATATTAATTGAGTGTAGCAATCTCATCACTGTGAATAAAACAGCAAATGTAAATGATACAAATCCCTCTATACTAACAAGCATACCAATCTCTGTGTCTCAAGGTAGTATATTAAGCTATTCTAATATATTTGGTTTGAGTGATCGTATTGTTAGTGTAAAAAATTTCGCATCATTACAGATCAGGTTGCTTGATCAGGATCTTGATTTATTAGATTTAAATGGAGGTGAATGGACGATAACGCTACAATTAAATTATTAAAACCAAAGCTTATTTAATTTAACCAAAGGTCATTTAATTTAACCAAAGGTCATTTAATTTAACCAAAGGTCATTTAATTTAACCAAAGGTCATTTAATTAAAAGATTTTTAAATTATAATCTTATATTATAATATAAAATGGCTAAGGGACTAGGCAATAAACTTTCAAAAGCTGTTGGCGGACTTGGAACGAAAATACAAAAAGGTGTAGGATCACTCGGCTCAAAAATTTCAAATGTTGAGAAACAAGCACAGCGTGGAATAGCTAAGGGTATTGAAATGGGGCAAGGAGCTGTTCGTGATGTAGAACGGGGCATTGTTGCAGCATCGGGTAAGGTTGGCGCTATTAAGCAAGGTCTTTCTACGGGAGCCAGAGTTATTGATGCTTTACAATCAACTGGGGTTGCCTCGATGGTGCCTGGGTTAAGCCTTGGTCTAGGAGCAGTTTCTGCGGGATTGAAAAGTGGAGCAGGCGGATTAAAACAATTACAAGATGTTGGCAAGGATGCTCGTCTAGCAACAGGTAAGGCAAAGAACCAGTTGGCATCAGTGGGTCAATCGGCAAGCGAGCGTGTTGCTGGTGCCTCATCTATGAGCAGGGGTAAGCTTGAGAAATTTGGTGAGCGTGCCAAAGCACTTGAGCAACAAACGCAAGATGATATCAGCAATGTAAGATCAGCCTTTCAAGGATAGACGCTTATTTGCGATTTCAAAAATAGTAGCATCTTTTTCAATGCCAATAAAATTTCGATTTAATTCTTTACAAGCAACGCCTGTTGATCCGGATCCCATTGTTGGATCTAAAATAGTATCACTCTCATTTGAGTAATATTTAATTAACCAAACTAACAAATCATTTGGTTTCATTGTTGAATGATATTTTTTTGTTTTTAGAACTGGATAATTAAGTAAACTAACAGGTAATAAAGGATCCCATTTACCATTTGTCATTCCTTGAAAAGATCCATATACATTGCTACGATCTGCTTTTGTTGTTAGTTTACCTGTTTCATTATAGGTATGATATTTTTTAATGTTATATGTAGGTAATTTATTATAAAATACATATATCATTTCATGCGTTCTTAAAGGCATTTTATGTGAATTTAAGAACCCAAGTGTATTTGATTTGTTCCAGACAATATCATAGCGAAACCATTTCTCATTTGCCTGAATTAATTTGTAACCAAATTTAGTTGTTGTAAAAAATAAAAATGCTGTGTTTGGTTTGCTTATTCTTTTTAATTGTATCCATAGCTGAGTTAGATCTATTGGTATATCCCAGTGACAATCAGTTTGACCATAAGGTAAATCTAAAATAACTAGATCTATAATTTGATCTGGTATGGTTGATAGTATATCAAAACAATCAGTATTATAAATTGTAATAGACATTTTATATTATATTTATATTTTAAAGTTTGTTTAAACTAACAAAATTATTTATCCATAAGGATAGGTGGAGGCAATTATAGAGGTGGCATTACTGGGTTTCAGTCTCAATTGTTTTACTAGCTCTTTTAATTCAGTATATTTATTTGTATCATATAACCAGTCTTTATACATTTGATCTATTTTTCTTTTCAGTGCAGCATTCTCTATTTCAAGTGCTGAAATATTTATTCTTAAATCTGTAATTATATTATCCATCTAAACTAACAAAATATTTTAAACTAACAAATAAGTTCTTAAAAAAAAATTGAAATATTTTTCTTTAAGTAGTTTTACAATATATATTATCAAAGTTGTTAGTTTAAGTAAATATTTAAGTATATTAGTTTAAATATTTACCAAAAGAGAAGGAGCTTTATTTAATAAATAATTTATGTTGTGTAGTTTAATAAGTGAGGATAATATTTTTTATATTTGTTAATTGTTAATGGTAGATTTTTAATTAAATCATATTGCTGTTCTAACCATAAATGAAATGATTTTTTTTCACAAATATTTTGTTTTAAATAAATATTATATATTAAAATTAATTCTTTATTTTTTGCTTTATACATTTATATATTGTTAGATTTAATATTTAATAAATAATTTCTATTATTAAATCATATGGATACTTTAATAGTAGATTTAAGAATAAAGATATATATTATCAAAGTTGTTAGTTTAAGTAAATATTTAAGTATATTAGTTTAAATATTTACCTAAACTAACAAAATAGGCACACGAACGGACGGACGAAAAAAAAACCTACAAGACAAGAGTTAGTAAATAATAAATATAATGTGATTACCTTGTTGTTCCTTAACACCCAAACTGCGAAATTAACTTTTCAATAAAGTTGTCTGGTTGTAGCATTACAATTTTTGGAAAAGTATTGTAATGTCCCATCGCTTGAAAAACTTGGTCTGCTAATCTTGAATAATTTTGGATATATGTTCGTCCAAACATATCAATAACACTGTCTGGTAATTTTGTAGGATTTTTTTGGTATTTTTTATAATCGCCTCTATCAAGTTTAGACATTAAAACTGAAACTGAAATCGCTATCTTGAGTTTTAATTCAAGAGGATAATCAGTATTTAGTTCAGCAAATTTAGTCGCAACTTGAGGATACTTTGCCGAGAATTCACTAATGATTTGTTCGTAGTTCATTTTTAAATGGTATTTGTATTGGGATAATTGTCTATCTTAATTATCAAGAAATTTATTTCAATTTTTTTTATTAATACTACAAAATTGACTTCACTAAAAAATTGTTTAAACTTATACTTTTTCACATCAAGGGTCATATACGATTAGAGCAGTTGTTAGTTTAAGTAAATATTTAAGTATATTAGTTTAAATATTTAATCAAAATCAAGATCATTTATAGATGGTATTTGTTTGCCAAGTTCTATTTGTATCTTATCTAATAATTTCTCACTTGGATATTTTTCAACATCAAAAAATTTACACATACAAGCACAAGTCTCCTCATTATTGTTAGTTTTTTTTCTCATAAGAATGAGTTGATCTAAAACTAGATGAAAGATTTTACTTTTGATTTCTTGCATTATTTTCTTATCTAGTTTCCAATCACCCTCAGTATAATAATAAAATTTCTTTTGTCGAGCATCAGTGCATATAATTGGATGATTTTTACTATCTAGTTTCTCCAAGTTATACATGATTACATTTGAGTAATAATTGGGTAGCTTACAATTCAGTAATTTTGAGATTTCTATTAATTCAATATTCTCAATAAATTCCTCAATTGTTATATTTGGCTTAATATCTTTAAGCATAGTTTTGGGCATTTTCTTTTGAATTAATGCTTGAAGTGTAACATTTTGATTGATCAAAATACTTGTAAGTTGGGAGTTTGTTAGTTCTGTCATTCTATATACTATCAAAAGATTTTATTTTTAAGTATTTATACTTAATTATTTATTTAATTAATTATTCCTTAATATTCCTGAAAAAATACTTGAAAATATTCTTGAAAGTCACTATAGTGAAAATTAACTATGTATTATTAACTTTGTTAAAAAAACAGATAGCTCTAGATTATTTTGAAAAAAATACTCACTTTTTAAGCAAAAAAAACTTTTTTAGAATTATACTTTTGTTTTTTTAAAAATTTTAATAATACATAGTTAATTTTAACTATAGTAAGAAAAGATCTTATTTTTAAGTATTTATACTTAATTATTTATTCCTTAATATTCCTGAAAAAATACTTGAAAATATTCTTGAAAGTCA